GCAGGATTTCAATCAACCAGAATTATTCTTTTCGATCCTTACACATGCAAATATGAAGTTCTAAATCCAAAGGCAACAGGAGAAGATGGAGTAGAAGAATCTCTTACTAAGGGTGGAAAAGAACTTCCTGTTTTGAATCCAGAATTCAATCGTCAAGGAGAAAACAAACAGTTCTCAAGAACAACTTACATAGTTAAAGACACTGGAACATTGCCATCAGGAACAAGTCAAGAACAGATTCAAAAGTCAAAAGATCCAAACTTTAAACCAGAGTTGATTACCAATCAGGCAATTATGCGCTATAATCAACTGTACTCTTCAGAAATTGAGATAACAATACCAGGAGATTTCTCTTTACATGCTGGTGATGCCATCCATTTTGATGCACCATCCGCACAAAAGGATACAAAGAATGATGATGTTGACCATCAAATTGGTGGACTATATATTATATCAGCATTGTGCCACTTAGTTAACGCTCAAGGAACTTATACTAAAATCAACTTAGTAAGAGACTCCTTCGGTAGAACTGGAAAAGCAAGGAAGTCCGATCCACAATCTGGAAAACCTGCAACACCTACAGAGACTCCTGGTACACAAAATCCATATCAAAGAACAGTATCATACGCTTCAGCATCTACTACAAAATCTTTCTAAAGAAGAACTATGGAAAAATCTATCGAAGATCATATCAATCAAGATAAAAAAATTCTTGAGGACCCAACTATCTCTCCTCAACAACGCCGTCACATTGAAGGAGAACTTCATGATCTGGAACAGTATCATGATAAGCATCCGGAGGATCATCATGATCCCACTCCCCTTGAATTGTACTGTGACACACATCCTGATGCTTCTGAGTGTAGGGTCTACGACGACTGATGGAAGCAGGAGCATTATTTAACTCTGGTTTTTTAGGCAACAACTTCATTTGGTGGGTAGGTCAGATTGCTGACGACTCCGAATGGAGAGATAATACTCTGTCTGGAAAATTTGAGGATGCGAATACTATTCCTGGATGGGGAAGAAGATATAAAGTTCGTATCATGGGCATCCATGATAAGGAAGAAGAATCAATCAAGTCTGAAAATCTTCCTTGGGCGAATGTTATGTACCCCATCACCGCTGGTGGTGGTCAAACAAATGCATCACAGACTCCTTCACTTCGCCAGGGTAACTTTGTATTTGGTTTCTTCATGGATGGCCAGGACCAACAGGTTCCTGTCATCATGGGTATTCTGGGCAACAATGCTCAGACTCCAATGGCAACAAAGACTGGGCAGAGTGATACGAATTTTTCTGCTACCAGTGGATATGCTGAGGGTAAAACTCCTCCATCAGGGTCAGCAAAACCAACAGCTCCTGATGAAGGTCTTGTAACAACAAAACCAAAGACTCCTGAGCAAGCAAGTAATTGTGCTCCTTCAGCACCAGGAGTCCAACTTAATCAGTATGGATTAGACCCAACAAAGACTCTTTCCAGCGGACAACTTCAGGCTGCTACAGATGCAAGAAACGCAGCAAGAGATGCGGGTCTTCCCAAAGAAGAAGTAGAAGCAGCAGCTCAGAGAGCAGTTGCCGACTTTAAAAAGAAAGAATGTCAACAGGCAAACTCTCCATCATCACCAAGCACAGGTAATCCAACTAAGGAAAACCCAGATGCAATGCATCAACTCTCTGCAGCTGATGTCAAGAGAGAAACTAAACTGAAAGAATGTATTGTTGTAATGAAACCAGATGATCCCGTTTCATCTGCAATCTCAGCAATTCAAACTGTTCTGAGTACATTAACAGAAAAACTTAATTCATATCTGAGTGCTATCTCAAGTTATATTGATGCGGTATCAAGTACAATTGAAGACATTCAAAGTCTAATTGCAAATGCTGCATGTGAAATTGCGAAATACATGAAGATACTCTTTGATAAAATCATGGAGTATGTTTTGAAAGCATTAAACAAAGCAATGACTCAGGCAGTTGCAGCACTTCCATCTGATATGAGATCAATGTTTGGTGATCTGAAGCAAACCATTACTGAACTGATTCTCTGTCTATACAATAAGTTGACTGAAAATCTTTGTGCATTGATTCAAGGGATTCTTGATGACGTTTTGGATATGGATAATGCAGAAGCAAAAGCAAGAGAGAATGTTGATAATCCTCAGAATGATGATGTAAATAGAAAACCAACTGTTCCAACTTGTTATGCAGAAGAACTTGTTGGTCAAGTTCTTGCAGCAAATCAACAGCAAATTGATTCTGCTAACAATAATCTTCTTGATAATATGAATGCTTTCCTGGAAGATATTCAGAGTGAACTTGCAGGAGTAAGTGGATCACTATCAGACATTTCAAGTTTGATTGGAGATATTACTGGAAGCATAACTTCTGCTCTCTCCTTTGCAAATATCAAACTCAATATTTTTGGATGCGAATTAAGTCCAAACGTTGCGGTTTCTGATAAGTATTGTATGGCAGATGGTGGATCTGGACAACCAGACTCTTCACTCCCAAGCAATAAATCTATTGAGAATACTGTTGCCAATACTCCAGAATCTAACATTACTCAAGCAGAGGAAACACCATTTGCTCAACCTCCAGCTGGAACAGCAGACGTTGAACTTGATAAACCTACACCAACTAATCTCCAAATAAGAAACAATACGGCACCACGATAAATATCACTATGAAGATCAGGAAATCAACGATATAATACGGAATGTCATTTAATCTCTTCGGGTCAGCACAAAAGGGAGATATCAGAGTCGGATACATCGACCCTGAGAGAGGGTTCGTTGGTGGACTCACAGTTTGTGACGCTAATAAGTATGCAAAGTTAAATCCTGGAACTCAATTCATTTTCAGAAGAAGAGATAAGATTCAATTTATGAATATCAATGAAGTCAATAGACTTCAAGGAGATGATCTTACTCCATCAAACTCATCTTATGGAAGTGATGGTTGTTCTGGTATTGAAGGACTGGATATTTACGATGACGATGGAAACATTAAAGATCAAAGAGAATATCCTGTCAAAGTAGAATTTAGTGGTGGAAATGGCATTGGCGCACAAGGAAATCCAATCTTTGGAGATGATGGTGGACTCCTTGCTGTAGACTTAATCAATGGTGGATGGGGATATAGTTATGCCCCAATCACAAAAGTTTTTGATCAGTATGGAATTGGAGCTGGTGCTGTAGTCCGATCTATCATGATCGGAGATCCAGATTATCCAGATTGTAAGTTCTTTTCAACTGTTCAAACTTTTGAAAATGAAGAAGACTTTGAAGACTATGATCTTTCTTCATGCCCAGAAGTAAATGGGTTTGGTAGAAGATACAATGCAGAGGGAAAGGACATTGGTCCATGGGATCCTACTGTTTATGCATCGTTAGCAGATGATCCGGTAAGCATCGAAATTCAAAGGTATCAAGACTTCCTAAAATCATTAGGGCAGGGTGTAAGAATAAGTCTTGATGATAATTTGATTCGTAATTGGTGGACTACAAGAAAAGAAAGACCTTTAAAAGTAACTGCAAATAATAGAACAACAAGGACCGTTCATAACGTAGATTATTATGGAAGCGGTGTCCGAAGCATGATCGGATTTGATTACTCTCAAGGAAATCAAGATAACGAGGGTGTATTTTTTGGATATGAAGTCGATTATCCAAAAGCTATATCCGAAGGATTTAATGATGCAGACATCAGATATTATTTGGAAAATGATTTCCCAGGACTTCTTGGACCAAAAATGAAGGAAGTTCTCTCCGATCCAAATTGGGGAAGAATTGACCGCAATGGTGGTTGGTCTGAGTTTATGAATAAGTATGCCATCTCTCCAGTGCCACGATCCAATGCTCCTGGTAGTGATTTTGCTGGAATTGAATATACAATTGAATGGGAAGAGGACTTTCCTTATGATGGAGAATATAGATTCAAATACCTTGCAGATAATATTGCAGACATTTACTTAGACAATGAGTTAGTTGGTAGAACAAAAAGATTTAAAGGTTCTCCAGATAAATTGAAGAAATTTGTCACAGAAGGTGTACATAAAATACGAGTTGATCTTGAAAATGTTCCCATTCTTGAATCGGGTACAAGAGAAACAGAAGTCTTTAACACCAAAGAATATATTGATAAAGCAGACAGACAACTTTGGAGAATCAATCCAAATCCAGGTAAAGATGGAGATTTCTTATCTCGCTACGGTGTTCTTCCGTTTGATCCGGGTACTGAGCAAGCAAAAACTGATGATTATGCTGGTATTCATGTGATTAGATGGGAATATGTAGATTTCCCTGTCAGTGGGAATTATAACATTGAAGTCATGGTTGATGATGAAGTTGATATCTACATTGGAAACCGTGCTGGCGATGGAAGAGCAGAAATTGGTAATGGTCTCATTGATGTTAATGATGGTGGTGATGAAGTTATTATTAGAAAGAAAGGATTCAGTGGTCCAGGAAAAAGCACTGGTAAGAGTCTTGAAACCAGATATTTTCAAGCAGGAAAGTATAGAATTCGTGCTGAGTTAAAACAAATTAGTGGAAAGGGTATTTCTAATGGGAATCCCATGGCTCTTGCTATAAAAATACAAACTTCGGTTGTTGAGAAGAATGTTGTCTCTGCAAAATCGTGGAATGAAAACCCAATGGGAGTTTCTATTTCTATTGATGCTCCATTGCCACCAATTCCTCAAGAACCAAAACCAGTTGCTGAGGGTAGGTGTCCCAATAATCCAATCTGGACAACAAGATTCCCTGGATCAAGGGACAGATGGTTCCCAGTAACTCATCCTGCATGGAGTAAATTCACCAATCGTTATGCGATGTCTCCTATTCTACCATTAGGAACACCTGATTCTGAAGGTGGTGGTATAGTTTATAGAACCTCTTGGGTTATTGAAGCACCTTATTCTGGGTTCTATGGAATGAAAGGCACAGTTGATAATGGTGGTAGAATTCTTGTTGACGATAAGGTCATTCTTCAGGGTGGATATTTTACAGGTGCGTCATTTGCAGGTGATACTAAAACTCTTAAAGGTTTTAGAACAGAAAATCCAGAGACAGTTAAGTTTCCTTTGTCCGAAGGTAAGCATACAATCACTGTAGAAGTAGAAAATAAATCTAACATCACTCTTAAGAAAGTAGATAAAAAAGTATTCAGTACATCTGATTGGTTAACTCCACTTCCAACTACAACAACTACAACAACATCTGAAACCACTACGAACGAGGAGTGGGAAAGAATTGATGATGCTTTTGTCCCTCCTGTATCGGGAACTGGTCGTAGTTCAACAACAATAACAATACCTGGTGACGCATCATTCCACAGATATGATGAGGGAACTTATTATAAAGGAACGCAAATAAGAACTGGTGGGGATTGGAATAATACAGATCCATACACAAATTATATTGAATGGGACTCCGATACAAGATTGACTTTGGGAAATTATCATCCCGAATCGAATGATAGATTTGCCATAGCTGTTTGGAAAAAAAGAGTAACCACAGAAACAGGAACACAAACTGTAACTACAACAACTCCTGTGGCAACTGCCAGTCAGTCTCCCTCTGCAAAAGGTGTTGTCTATGCTGGTCCAACTCAGATTACAAGTTACAAGAAAGGATTCTTATCTCCTGTATTCCAAGATGTAAACATAAAACCAAACGAAGAAATTCAAGGTAAAACTTGGGTGATGCGTTGGGAAAATGTTGACTTCCCAGTTGATGGTAGATACAAAATTAAAACAGAAGTTGATGATAGTGCAGAAATTTTTGTTGATGGAGAGTTAGTAGCTCAGGCATCTCTTGGAGTTCGTTCAACAAATACTGACCCCAATCGATATGCTGAATTCACTGCAACCGCAGGAAAAAGAACAGTTGAGATTAGATTGAGTAATATTCGTATTGCTAACACTGGATTCCAAGAAAATCCAACTGTCATTAAGGTTGATATAACAGTTCCTATTAATGTAGAAACGGGCCAAGGTTTGTCCTGGCAATTAAACCCTGTTGGAATTTCTGCAATCTTAATCCCACCACCATGTCCACTGGAAGTTGTTGGAAAGGGAAAGGTGTGTAGAGTTGTCGTTGATGATCCTGGTAATGGGTATCCCAAACCACCAGATAGTGGTACTGGAGACAACACATATCCAGTAACTCTTGAACTTGATGGTATTGAAGTTGTAAACCCTGGTATTAACTACAATTGTGGTGTTGATCAAATTGTACTTCAACCAAGTAACGGTGCTTCCTTGTCTTATGAGTGCGATACCTTCGGTCGAATTGTAAAAGTAAATGTTGATAGACCAGCAAGAGGTTTCACAAGGCAACCAACCATCACAATGCCATCTGATACCGGTGTGAACTTCCAAGCAGTTCCAAGGTTCCGAGTTGTCAGAGATCCTGTTGGTCCAGAAATCCTACAAGAACAAATCATTCAGGTAACTGACCTTGTAGGACTCAAGTTGACTGGATATGTCGGCGGCCGTGCATACTACGGATCTGTCTTCTATAAAGAAGGCGTTCGTTATGCAGGTGTATATGAAACACCTGGACAACTTATACAAGTTTATGATACACTACAAGAGAGTATTAATGCTGAGGTAACTACACCTCCATCTGCAATTCTCAGACAGGGTACTGATGTTCGCAGTAACAATCCAAGACTCAATATTCCTGGAACTCCAGATACTTTAACTTAAAAAAATGCCAGCACCCTCCTCCAAAAATAAAGTCAACGATAGACTTAACTATAATATTGATGCCGATAATGATGGGGTGATAACCTCAGAAGAAGCAAAGGCATTTAATAACCAAGCAAATCCTACAGACACTGCCAAGAATAACTACACTGGAATTCGTTATGGCAATGATCATGGATCACTTTCTTGCGGTCATATTCACAAACAAGGTGATGTAACTGCAGGAGTTTTGCTTCAGGGGAAAGACGGAAGACATAGTTTCTTCATGGACAATGATGGGCAACGAAAAGGTTGGACATCAACAATTAGTCCTGGCAATTATCAAGTTACATGTGGCGAGGATAACGAAGAAGCACAGGACTCGATGTTCCTTCATGCTTCAAACGGAAACATCGTTATTCTTGCAACCAATGGAAAACTGAGATTACAAGCAACTGATATTGAACTTGTTGCTGTTGGTGAAGGTGGTTCAAAGGGCAACATTAAGATGACTGCCACTGAGAATGTATCCATTGACTGTAAGAAGTTTCAGTGTAATGCAAAAACCTATTATAAATTATGTACATCAGGTACTGCAGAAATGGTTGCCAATAGTGTGATGCATCTCTATAGTCCTATTATAAAAGCCGTAACAGATGGATGTGCTCTTAAGGATTCTAAGAATAACCTCAAGAGAATCAATGATGAAAACAATCAAGTATAGGAGTAAAAATGGCATTTCAAGTCGATGATATTGTAGTTGGCGGACAGATGAAAACTGGGACAGGAATTTGTCCTGCCACAGGAGAAGGTCCAGTAAAAGTTAATGGATCTTCCATGATCGAAGGTCCTGTTGTGATTGGAAATCCAACAACATTTCCATATCCATATGGAGCCCTGAACGTTGCCCCACTGACCAATGAAGATAATATAGTGCCACCAATTGTCCCTGGTGCAATGTGCTATGGACTCAATAATCCATATTCATTTTCTGTGTCTGGACCATCTGCATTGATGGGTAACGTTGACGTTGCTGGTAATGTAACTGCAATGATCAATGTTCAGGCACAAGGAGATGTTATTGGAAATTGTGGAAGACATCTTCTTTCATTGAAAAAAGATCTTCCTTTTGATATGCCTCACCCCAATAAAAAGGGATGGAGACTCCGCCACGTCTGCATTGAGGGACCTGAGATTGCCGTTTATTGTAGAGGAAGAGTTCCTGCAGACGGCATCATTCATCTTCCAGAATTTTGGGAAGGACTTGTAAATCCAGATGATATGTCTATTAACCTAACTCCTATTGGATGTTGGCAAGAACTTTTTGTCAAAGAAAAGCGTTGGGGAAAGCAGATTGTTGTGGCAAATAATGCAGGTGGCCCTATCAATGCTGACTATTATATTGTGGCACGTAGACTTGATGACGATCTTATTGTAGAATATGAAGGTGAATCTCACGAAGATTATCCTGGTGGTAACGAAGGATATTCATTCAACTTTGAGCATAACTATGTCGAAGGACTGATTCGAGACATGGTATCAGAAACCGTTAGAAACATTGAGGAGAAAAATTAATGGAATTTACACCAGGAAGTCGCCCAGACGGCCCCGATTGTACAGACCGTGCTGCATGGGGAGCAGCATCTACACTTAATCAATACATCGCAAAGCAATTTATTAGATCTGAGGATGATTATCCTGCAGATGCATGTAGTCCTTACTATTATTCCAGAGCACAAATTGACAACTTTCAAGTCAATACTGCACTGACTGGTTCAGGAAATATTAACATCTCTGGCACAATTACTACGTCATCTACAGTTTCAGCATCTGAAGTAACTGCTGGTGGTGTTACTCTCACCTCAAGAAAAGCATTTGATATTCCTCACCCAACGAAAGAAGGATATCGACTTCGCCATATTTGTGTAGAGGGTCCAGAGTCTGCTGTTTATTTCCGTGGCAGAGTAACTAATAAGAAAGAAATCATTCTCCCTGATTACTGGAAAAAGTTAGTTGACTGGACTACAATTACCGTCAATTTGACCCCAGTTGGATCGCATCAAAGTGTAATCGTAAAGCGTTTTGATGAAGAAAAAATTTATCTTCAGTCAAATGGGGGTATTCCGATCGATTGTTTCTTCCATGTTTATGCAGAGAGGGCTGACGGAGAGAGACTGATCGCAGAGTATGAGGGTGAGACCTTTGAGGACTATCCAGGGGACAACAGTCAGTACACCTGCAACAAATAGGTTGACACTGCCCCCGATCTGCCCTATAATAAGCAGGTAAACAAACAAACCCCATGCAAGAAGACTTCCTTTCCCGTTGCGTCGTTGATCCCGTCAAGCGCAAGTTCTATTTGTATTCTGAGCAGGGTGATGAGCGTGTCGTGGCCTGCGAAACCGTGGATCAGTTCATGTCCGTGCTTGAACTTGTTCGTGATAAGTGTGATGAAAGCACTCTTGCTTATTCCAATCCTCTCTGACTAAAATCGACTTTTAATTCCATTTTCGGCGGGAAAAAATCCCGGCAAATTTTTCATTCTGTAGGGTTTTCAAACACATGAGACCAGAAACACGTCAATCAATGGAAATGCTATTTTCTGCCAAATGGAATGTTCCAAAAGCAGCAGAGAACTGCAATCTATCATGGAAAGAGATGAAAATCACATTTAACGAATATTGTGCTTTTCATCCTCCAACTTATAAACCTGAGTAAGGTTTTATTGGGCGGGTAGTCCAACTGGTAGGAGACACCAAACTTAAAATTTGTACAGTGCGGGTTCGAATCCCGCTCCGCCTATTATCCTAAATATCCTTAGGGTATGGAAGAACCCATGAAATACCGCATAGATACAACATATGCTTGGTATGATCACCACGATGGAAGTGTTGTGATATTGGTTTATTTTATTCAAAATATTCCATTTACATTTGATGAACTTCCTGAAATTGCAAATAACTGCCCAGAAGTAGTTAAGGTTGCTGATAGTGAAAAAAGGTGGACTCCAGAAGAAATGTACAGGGCATCAATGTACTTGATGTTAGAAGAATGCCACCCAATGCTATATGAACTGGAATTAGAAAATCCAGAACTATTGCCTGTAGATTGATTGCCAACTTAGCTCAGCTGGATAGAGCAGGGTTTTTGTAAAGCTCAGGTCATCGGTTCAAGTCCGATAGTTGGCTTATAAAGGAGAAAAAATGAAAATTAATCTCTGGTACTGTAAACATATGAATTTATGGAGATGGACATTAGTTGATGACCGCCGCCCAGTATCAAGAATGGAATCTGGACAACAGTCAGATCTTCGTGTTGCAATGAGTGATGTTGCAAACACAGTAGAGTATATGTTAGAATCAAGATAAAGTAAGTAATTATACTCAAGTGAAAGATGATTTTTACATAGATAGAGTTAGTAAAGATGATATTAAAGATTTACTTTATACTCATCATTACTTAAAAGACGAATCTAAAGATTTTAAATCAGGGTATAATTATGGACTTTTCAAACGTACAGAGTGGGAATGTCCTCTTAGGATTGGCAAGTGCCTTGCTGCTTGCATTTTTACTGGGCTCCCTGTTCCAGAAATTGCCAGAGGAGCATTCGGGTTAGAA